AGACGGCAAGGAGTTGGATCGTTCAGGATACGACCAGGGTTTAGAGCAAATTACTAACACCACTATGTCTTCTGGAATGGTGGCACCTGCCGAGCAGATGATGGCAGCGTTGAAGATTGCCTCGGATCCAAACTCTATGGCCGATTATATGGTCTTAGACGTGCTCAACAAGTACGCGGGGGATATTCGTATCAATGGACTAGACGGGGCTAGCCTTACAAGCATGTCTCAGGATCTTCAGCAGTATGCTAGCCAGCTTAACAAGATGTTCCCGGAAAAAGCTGCACAGATCACAGAGTTCGTAACTCAGATTGAGAATGCGGCTAAGTCTAAAGGCAACCTAGACAACGTGATTGGTAAGGTAGAAGCTACGGTGAAAGCCGCTAGGGATGATATTGCTCAGACTGAGCTGATGGGTTTCTTGCGCACAGAACTAGGCAACGATCAGTACCTCGCTACTTCCAATCCACAAGCAGCCTTTTCTCAGCTATTTAACAGCAAAGAAGGTTTAGCTGGTATTGAAAATCTGAACCTATCTATAAACTCCTTACCTCCGGAAAGAGCGGCGATAGTTAGCAGAGGTCTAGAAGTAGCCTACATGCGGCAATTTAAGCTGAAAATGTCTGATTTCCGCAGAGAACTAGGTGGCAGCACACCTGTCAAAGATGTGCCTATGGCTAAAGGCCAGCAAGAGTTTGATCAAATACTACGTGTTGGTCGTGAGGTGTTTGCTTCAAAGCCCGAGGTTGCTGAAGCTCTAGAAGCTTATGCTGAAGTGGCGGGTTTCGTACAGGCCAACAAGAATGCCCGTACCAGCATAGGCCTATCTCCTACTGCATTCCTTCAGGAAGCTACCACGGCAACTAACCGCCTGATCTTTACTCTTATCGGACCCCTCAGCCGAGCAGGTACGCGAGTTAGAGCCCTTTCAGGGGCAGCATTTCAGAAGCTTGATCCTGAACAGAAAGCTATGCAGATCTATGATGAAATCTTATCAAACCCAGACAAGTTTGTAGAGCTATCTCGTAAGTATAACTCGCAGCCTAACAATGCAGCTAACCAGGATATGCTATCTCGTATGTTGATGAGTTCAGGTTTGAAAGCAGTGGCTGCAACAGACGACGAAGATCGCCCGGATCTGGTAAATAGCGCAATTGGTTTAGCTGAAACTTACACTACACCCGCAAAAGAGGCTATCGATGCGGTCACTGGTACGATAGACGAACAAACTGAAGAAGCCTTTAAGTAAAAAACCCTCCCGCCGAAGCAGAAGGGTTCTAACTAAACAAAGACGGCGACCAAGCTATCTTTGCCTTACTAACATAATATTACTAGCCCTGGCCGTCAATAGATGGCTGGGGTTTTTTAGTCTTCAGGATCTGATTTCCCGAACAAATCTTGATAGATGAACCATACAGTCATAAGCGGCCAGGCAAATACAAACATAGCGTAGAGGGCTGGGGGTCCATCTTCTTCTGGTTCGAAGTTAAGGATCATAAACAAGGCACCCAAGAGGTACAGGACAATAGAGATTATGTAATCCATCACTTCGCCTCTTCCTTTAGGAACGCTCTGATCCAAGTGGCACATACATCTGACCGCACAATGTCATCCGGGGTCATCTCAATAACAGGGAATGGTAGCATCTGCCGCTTAATGATATTGATGATGCGCGACAGCCCTGACTTGTGGTCTAGATCGGTCTGAGCCATATCCCCGTTAATTACTACCTGCGTGTTTTCACCAATACGGGTTAGGAACATCTTCAACTCGTTGTAGGTGGTGTTCTGTGCTTCATCTAAGATGATAAAGGCATCATCGAACGACTTGCCGCGCATTACGGAGAATGGTTCTACCACGATAAGACCGTCGTTAATCATGGACTCTACTTTGACCCGGCCAAGATGTTTCTTAAACACGTCAATTAGGGGGCTAACCCAGGGTGCCATTTTTTCATGTAGGTCTCCTTTAAAGTAGCCAATGTCCTTACCGCCTGCAGCCACGTTAGGGCGTGTGATAACTATCTTTGCTACCTTACGTTCGTAAAACATCTTAGCGGCCATTGTAGCAGCCATGTATGTCTTACCTGTGCCTGCACAACCAACTACAAAGACTAACTCATCCTCGTGTAGTGCTTTGGCGTATATTTTCTGATTGTAGGTTTGAGGTACTAGAGCAATTGTCTTAACTACCTTCGGGGTGGGGAGAATCCCATCTTCACGCTTATTTCGTCGGGTATACCGCTTAGCGTTTTTACTCATGTATGTTTGTTCCAGACTGCATAAGGATAGGGGCCACTCTCGCAGCCCCCAAATTTTAAGCTGCTTCTTCTTCGGCAGTAGCGTCCTTTGTTTGAGCCTGGTTGCGTTCAAAGACGTTGAGCTCGAATACCGCCTTGTTTAGCATCCAGTGCATTGCTGCTACGTTGTTTAGACTGGAGCTAATATTAATCTCCCCGGTCTTTTTTAGGCTTACGACAAGCACGGCTTCTGTTTCATCTAGTGATACACCGTCGAGGGCGGATTGAATTTCTTCTGACATAGAGTTTCCTTTGATGGGGGGGTTATCGGATTGGGCAGGCACCAGTGGCGCAGTCATCACCTTCGAGCTCTAGCAGGCTGTTTCCCTGGTCTAGATCTACGGGCAAAAGAGTTGCTAGGTATTTCTGGTACTGTTCTTGGGTCACAACTTCCTGTGGTAAGTACTCGTATCCGAGATCTTTGGCTGTCTTGGTCGGGTCGTTGCGGTACAGGAATGATACGCCGATATAGGTGTCCCAGTTCTCTAAAATCCAATCGATGATCGTAGGGATCTCTGTTGGGTCGTATGAGATGGTTACGGAACAGTTATGATCAACATAATTATCCATTAAAACCTTGTAGCGCTCTAGCTGTTCTACGGCGGTCTCAAGGTTAACGAATTTGCCGTCTACTTGAGTAAAGCGAACGTCTTCATATGCTACTGGGAATGTAATCAGGACGCTATCAGGCTCCCCAGGCTTCTTGATAACCTTGTATTTTGCAGCCTTCATCACAGGTATAATAGGATCGTGCTTAGAGAAGGTTACGTTGTTAAACAGGTACTTACCTAGAGGTCGGTGGACTCCCTCCGTAGTATCCATGATCTTTGAAAGGCTTCCGCTTGGCTTACAAGTTGTGACTAGCTTGGGACGTGGAAGCGACAAAACATCTGCCATGTTGTTGGCTCCCTGCTGTGCCCACGAGCGTAGGTTACGCAAGCGGCTAGGGGCCTCTGGACCATGAAAATCTAGGAACTTAACAATACCAGTTATGCCTACACCACACAGACGCAGGAACTCATTCAATTCATGCCAGGAGCGCTGGAGTACCCCGTCATCCAAATCAACACAGGTTTGGCGATAGTTTGCCCTAGATATTACCCACATGGCACGTTCGAGGGCAGGGGTATCCGACAAGAATTTACCCAGGTCGCACTCTACTAAATTACAAAAACTCTTATTTCCGAGCAAAATTTCCGCGCACGGATTTAAACCCTTGAAATGTGGGGCTTTTTTCAGTGCAGCCTCAGCGTTAATGAATCCTGGTTCGCTTCCGCCTGCCTCAACCATACGGTCAAAGATGTAGCTCAACTCCCACTTCGTAGGCTTCTTGTTAAACAAAATAGAGTTATTGGATTGCTGTCTGTGATTTCGGCCTTCCCAGTAATTCTTTTTTGCTACGATAAACTCATCTACTTCATTATCTTCCATTGGCATCAGAGCAATCTCTGCAGAGCGGCGTGACGACAATGTAGTACCCAGATGGTTCATGAGGTCTAAGATATCCATACGGGACAGTAATTGACCGGCACGTTCATTCATGAGCTTACAGATATTAGAAAAAGCTATAGAGATTGTTTCATCACCACTGCTAATCCAGCCATATCCTTTAAGTCGTTCACCTGCCGGGCGGATCTCAGTGAAGTCTAAGATAAGATGATCGATTGGTGTTTTTAGAGCTAGGATCTTACCAATAGACTTAGCCCAAGCTTCTGCACTGTCCCCAATCTTGATGTGGGTAACCTTTTCGCCATGTTCGCTGATAAATGTACGTTCTTGATTATCAGGGAAGCCCTTATCAGTGCGGGTTGAGCGTAGTATTTCTACTGTAACAGGTCTAGCAAAACCATTCAGCGTACCACGGATAGGCTCGAAGCCTACACCACAGCCCTGCAGAAGCAGCCAGAACTGGTCCACTACATCATGCACTGTTTGTGTCTGACCAAAGCTACAGTTGAATTGAGAGGCCTCACGGGTCTTTGCTACGTTAGTACCGCCCAACCAGAGTGTACGGCCTGATGTAGTAGCCTTACGGTCTACCATAAGCTGCTCTAGCTCTTTTAGCTCCGAATGCTCTTCAGCAGTTAGTGCTTCACCTTTGGCACGTTCCCACAGCCACTGTTGATGCTCAATAACACGGGAAACCGTCTGCTCCCATGTTTCGAACACTGTACCTTCATCATTCAAAGGACGGTTATAGGTACGCCGGGTGATTACGTTTGCCCGAGTGGAGAATTGTTGTTTATTGCTCATCTTTGTCCTCAATTAGAAATGTATTACACGCTGCAGTCATTGCCTCGGAGGAGACTTTCATTTGCAGAACGTGTGATAGTGTTTTGGAGTAAGCTTTGGCGAACTTGTCGCGCTGCTCTTCGTAGTCATCCAGAGCTTCTTCAAGCATAACGTCGAAGTGATCTTCCCAGTCCGCAGTCAATGCTTCAGCGTCTTCTAGGTCAAACTTAAGGTCTTCGATCCGGGCTATAGCTTGTTTAAGAAGACCAGCTTCTACGGCCTTACCGGACTCTACGATCCATACCCCGTCTTCTGCTTGGAACCGCTGGATGATGTCGTCTTCAATATGGTTCATTCTACTAGATCCTTCAGGCTAGGTGGTTGGTAGTTGTCCCCCTTTAAAACCTTCCCATCTTCACGATAGATCGGCTTCCCGTCGTCTCCCAGTTTACTCATATTAGATGCATGAACCCGGCGAAGAGCCTCATCAAGATCCCAGCCGAACGTAGCTGCATACCCAAAGGATACATAAACTAGGTCAGCCAGCTCTTTTACAAGGTTCTCAGCGCCGTCTGAGGAATAGACCTCGTTAGCTTCTTCTTTTACCAGAAGTAGCCTTAACAAATCTAAACGGCTGTCCCGTCGCCATTCCTTATCAAGGGGCTGGCCAAAGGTACGTGCAAACTGACGTACCATGCTTAGGGGGGAAGAACCGATATAAGTATCCGGGTCCATAAGTGCAAGATGTGGCTCAATAAAATTCTCAGAAGCCATTACTCTGCTGTCCATATCAACCCTCCTCAATACGAGATATCAGGCGGTCTAAATACCAGCGGCATTTCTTAAGATCTTCGAGCTTACCCTTTGCTGGCCAACGCCACAGATACTTAAAGGAGTTCTGCCAACAGTAGGCTAAGTGGGGCGACATTTGTGCCTCTTCAGCCATCGCTTCCATTGCATCGATACATTCGATGTCAGCGGTGTTGTAATGCGGGGGACTATTTACTGGGTCATTGTTATTGGCGTGGTTCATTTCTCTACCATTTTCTTTAGGAAAAACTCCGCATCAACTAAGGCTAGCGGTTTCTTTCGATCTGCTTTTAAGATGACGACAGGTTCCATGCCTTTGGGTGCGTTATCACCCGCTTGGTCGTAGAACCCGTACACAGAGATGCCCTTACGCGCCTTACACTCGAAGGTTAGGGGTATGTGCTTACGAGCAGCTGGGCTCAGCTGGACATCTTCTCCGCCAGCTCCCATGCTTGTGCTTTTTACGTCATCTGGTTCAAGGGTTGGTACAAGCTCTAGGATCCTATCACGGGTCCACTGCTGGAGCTTGCGCCCTTTGTTTTTGGCGCTTGAAGTTTTAATGGCCATCTAATCAGTGAACCACTTCTGTGCAGGGTTCTTGGCTTCCGGGCTGGACATCTTAGAGGGGCGACGTACAGCAGTAGGCCAGCAAGACGCTTTGTAGTTACAGAAGCCACAGTTCTTATGTAGAACCATGTCCCCGGTAGCTTTACGTCTAAAGAACTCTTCCTGGGGCTCGAAGCCTCTACGAAAGGGTTCATCGCTGTTTAAGGCCTTAACCTTGTACTCACGGTCCTTGCGGATATCGTCAGCCTCAGCAGGGTTATCGTCTACTTCGATGACTTGTATTTCACCTGAAGACTTATCAACTACGATCCAACCGCCTGGCTCTTTCTTCTGAGCATCAGCGTACAGATAGAGCTGACCAATATAGCCAAAGCTGTCATCCTCTTTTAGACCGGCGTAACCCTTTGACCACTTGTTCTGGAAAGCGAAGGGGCTGCAGCTCTTAATATCGTATACCTTACCGTTGATATCGATATCTGATTCACCTTTGATAGTGGATCCAGAGACCTCCAACTGCACCTTGTCGCCGTCACTGGTTACGTTTGCACCAGCAGTGGTAAGTAGGAGCCGTACGATGGCCTCTAGGCTATCCCCGAGAAGCATACGGAGGATATGGTTATAGGGCATAGGCTCGGACTCTGCGCCCTCCTTACCCTTTTGAAGTACACACAGATTACGTCCTACGTTAGACGCCCGTACCCTGAAGGTAGGGTCTCTTGGGGTAAACTGTTTACGAGCAGCAAGTTCCATCTGCTCACCAAAGTCTTTGAACGCTTGATCAAGTACTTCGACAGGTTCACCGTTAGAAACCTTTTCCGACAGGTCACGTAACTGAACTTCAATTTCTGAAAGTTCTTTGTCCATTTATGCGAAGTCAGCTTCTAAGCTAGCATCAACAGGTACTTCGTACGTAGGAGCGCTACGTGAAATAATAGCCGACTTATGCTGGTCCAGAATACGTGTGTTTTCACCCTCTACCATCGACGCAAAGTGACGGAATGTATCAGCCGTTTGCGTATCAAAGGTTTCTACTTTTGACGCATCAAATTTGTAGTGCATCACGTAGTATGTAACAGAGCCATTTTTCATACGCTCTAGGGATACATCAATCCAGAAATCACACAGGCTAGCACCACGAGGGAGCTTCTTCACAACTTCATCCTCGAAAGGCATAAAGTTAGAACCCTTAAGCAACATGAGAGCTGGCTGGTTTTCAACAGTTACGGAGTTACCCTCTGCATCCACACCTTTGTAGGTGACCAGTACACGTAGATGACGGAAACACGTTACGTTCTTAAAGCGTTCCTTTTCGTACTGCTCCATCTTGCTCTTTGGCTTAGTCATACCGCACTTGGAGGTGCCACGAGTATCTAGGAACTCCTGCTTAAAGCTTTTATTGATCAAAGTTTTACAGACAGTCTTGTTTTGATCGGGATCATATTCGATGTATTGGTAGTGTTGTCCTAGTACACGAATTTTAATATCTTTGGCGTATGAAATGTCCGCCACATCTCGTAGATACATTGTTGCTCTAGGGATCGCTTGGCCATCTTCATTTTCGTCATCAGTGTTAATTTTAAGAAGGGGTAGACGATCACTTTGAGTGTTTTCTGGGATCATTCCCATTGCCTCTTTTAGGCGTTGCTCTTCTGTTGCGTCAAATACTGCTACGTTATTCATGGAGCTATTTTATCCTCATATGTTAGGGTTACAAAGTTACCTTAAGTAATACCCTAAGTCAATTGAGTTTCTTCCATCTCCATCCAGTTTTTTCCAATTTCCATCTCAACATCTA